TATAGTTGGGCCTAAAATTAGGTATAATATCTAAATATATAGAAAGACGGAGATTCAGATGGCTGTTTGGGATAATTGGTTTAAGAACGATCTAAAGGCAGATATGGGCGATCTTAATAAGACAGCTGATCCAGATCTAGTACCAGAACACAAAGATACTATGCCAGACGATGATAACCCAGAGATTGGAAGAAAGGCCATACTAGCAGATCCTTTTTATTCTCAATACAGCCAACAAACACTATTTACCCAAAGACTATCTAGACTTTCAAATAAAACCTTAAAAGATGTATCTTTAAGGGATTGGTTAGTGTCAGGTATTATTCAGAATAGAATAGATACTTTATATAGATTTTCTAGACCACAGATTAAAAAGTTTGATTTAGGATTCAGGATTGTTAAACAAGATGTTAATGAAGAATATTCTAAAGCAGACAGAGCAGAGATTGAGAATTTACAATCTTTTATTTATAATTGTGGTAGATTGAAAAATACACCAGATGAAGATAAATTACTGTTCGGTGAATTTTTAAAAATGATAGTTAGAGATGCACTTACCTTTGGGCATGTTGCTATTGAGAAAGTTAAAACTAGAGCTGGTGCACTGCATCGCTTCAGACCACTTCCTGCAGAAGCTATATACCATATCAATAAAAATGCACCTAAGAAGCAAATAGAAGATCATGTTCAATCAATTAGGAACATGCTTAAACCTACATCAGATAATGATCCTAGGAAGCAATATGAGGTTAATGAACCAACTTTAGATTATTATAAGTGGGTTCAAGTATCATTTGATCAAAGACCTTTGGCAGTTTTCGGTGATGAAGATATGGTTTTCAGACTATATAATCCACAGAATTTCTCTGATGGATCTGGATATTGCTATAGTCCACTAGAACTCACTATCATGAACATTACTCATCACATGAATACTGAGCATTATAATTCTAATTTCTTCACACATGGTCAAGCAGCAAAAGGTGTTTTACACTTAAAAGGTACAGTAACACAATCGCAAATGACTGCTTTTCGTAGGCAATTCTATAACCTAATTAATGGTTCTCAGAATGCTTGGAGAACGCCTATCGTCTCTGGACTAGATGACGTTCAATGGGTTCCAATGGCTGGTGGTTCAAAAGATATGGAATATCTGAACTACAATATGCATCTTATGAGAGCTATATGTTCTCAGTTTCAAATAGATCCTATGGAACTTGGATTAGACTTATTGGTGACTGGTGGAAAGGGTGTTTCTAATAAAGATGGAAACGCTGCTAAAATTGAATTCTCTAGAGAAAAAGGCCTATACCCAATACTTATGTTCATAGAAGATGTCATCAACCGTGACATTCTTCCATCGATTGATCTTGCTTATAGTAAAAAATACAAGTTTCAATTTGAAGGATATACAGACGAAACACCACAGACTGAGATTTCTTTATTACAAGCAGAAATGACTGTTAATAAAACTATGAATGATCTTTTAACTGTGGCTAGAAAAGAAACCATCAAGCATCCAGTTGGCGATCTAAACATGAACCCTGCATTTTGGGCAGTTGTAGAAAAGAACATGACTAAAGGTGAAATTAGAGAACTTTTCTTTGCAGACAAAGGAGCTTCTACTAAAAAGGAACTGCAATATATTCCTGGAGATCCAATGTTCCTTACCTGGCAGCAATTTTTACTTAGTATGACTCAAATGAAAAAGCAAGAACAAATGCAAAATCAGCAAATGGCAGCACAAGGTCAGCAAGCACAAGCCGAGGCTAGTGCTCAACAGCAAAAATCTCAATTAGATCAAGGTGAGCATCAGCGTCAACAAGAAAAACATGAAGCTGAGATGAATCAATTGAAGGGACAAGCCGCCTATAATGCTGCACAGCATGGAAAAAATCAGTAACCATAAAATTCTCTTTAATCTACATAAAAACCTTTGATTATTTTTCAATACGTATAATATAGACGAAATGAACGAATCATATCATCATAGTTATTTTAAAAATCTCATGATGACATTGGCTTGTCTTGAGATTAACAATATGGTTGTTTTGATGTCTAAAAATGATCATGCATACTACTCATTTACGCGATCACAAAATTATGTTCAAAGATTTATAGAAGGTAAATATTAATGGCTTTTTTATTACTTGAAGGACTTGACAGAACGGGAAAATCTACTGTAGCTGAACTCTATAAAAAGAAAGGTTACGAGATCGTACATATGTCCGCTCCAGATAAAAAGTATTTCGTAAAAGGTTACTCTGGTTCTTCTTATTTAGAAGAAATAGTTAATTTATATACTAGATATAGCGGTAAAAATATTGTGTTCGATAGAACTCCACTTGGTGAATTAATATGGCCTGAAATCTTTAATAGACAATCACTACTTGCCCCTGAAGATATTGAATATTTACAACAAATAGAAGATAATAACGATGCGGTCAGAGTGCTTATGTACGACGAAGATAAAGAAGCACACTGGCAAAGATGCGTTACTAATAATGAACCTTTAAGTAGACTTCAATTTATTAAAGTCGGTAGAAAATATGACGAACTCTCTAAAGAATATAGATTTGAAAAAAAGCAATTATCAGACTACATCAAGATCGTTAAAAACCCTGAAAATACCAATAAGAATCAACCTAATAGTGTTGTTAGTGAAGTTGTCGATAGTAAAAGAGAACCTAATGATCCCACAAAGATTGTGGGACCTACCTTAGTAGATAAGTTAAAAAGAGCTAATGCTATACGTGATCTTTTAGAGCAACCATTAGTTAAAAAGAAAGGCGAAGTATTTGAGCAACTTGACAAAGAAATCAAATCCTTCCTAGAAAAAGAATTAGAGAATGTATTTACAGAAACTAAAAAAGATGATTTTACAAATGATGAAGTAAAGATATTAAAGATCTATGCACAACGCATAAAGGATAAGATGAGTTAAGTATGATAACATTTGATGAGAGAAAGACCGTATATTTTGATGTAGATGACACTTTATTAGAGTGGAAAACTTGTGATAAGAAAGATAGTAAAGCTATAAAATTTGATCACAACGGCCACGATTTCTATAAGAGACCTATTATGCCAAATATAGAAGCCTTAAAGTTGCATTTTTTAGCTGGACATCTTGTCGTAGTGTGGTCAGCAGGTGGAGCTAGGTGGGCAGAGAAAGTAATAAGAACGTTATGTTTACATAAGCATGTAAATTTAATTATAAACAAACCAGATTATATGTACGATGACAAAGATCCATCACATTGGATGCCAAATCGTCAATTCAAGGAGAACAAATGAAAGGAATGAAGCAGACAAAACAACCGTCAACCAAAGACAAATTCAAAGAATCTGAGACTGCATTGCAGAACATGCAGGTTGCAATTCAAATGTCACAGATGATGGTAAAGCATTTGGCAGATCAACTCAGTGCACTTCAGAATGATATTGGAAACAATATGGGTATGTTGAATGATCTACAGTATCGCACTTTAGCCATGCTAAAAGCTGGAAATTTTGATAAAGTTGTAGTAGAAGCATATGCAGATGAGTTTAAACTAAGTGACTTTAATACAGCCTCAGATAAAGAAGATATTCATAAAGGTTACATCAATGATGCTGCTGGTCTAGTAACAGAAGATTCGATCGTTATCGTAACTACGACAACGCCAGATCTTGCTGCAGATCAAGGTATTTTTCGTTCTAAATTTCCTATGTCTGAGTGTCTTACTCCAGACCTAAGAAGTAAACTTTTAGGTGCTAAAGTTAGTGATATAATTGAATCTACTATGTATAACGTAAAACACCTTATTACGATTTTAGAAGTTAAAAAAGTAGAACATAAACAACCAATTGAAAGTAAAGAAGCTGGAGAATAATAGATGACTGTCGTTGTCAATATGCTTGGCGGTAGTGGAATTGGTAAATCAACCACTGCAGCCGGGCTTTATTATCATATGAAACTAGCACACATGAATGTCGAATTAGTCAGAGAATATGTAAAAATACTCGCATGGCAAGGCACTAAGATAGGTCAATTTGATCAAGTTAATATTTTTGGGGAACAGTGTAAATTAGAGCATACATTGTACGGTAAAGTAGACTATATAGTTACTGACTCCCCAATAGTATTAGCCCCAATATATGAGTCGTTTTATCACGGCGACTCTATAATTGAAGAAGCAGCAATTAAATTTCTCAATAAAGCAAAACAGAACAACGTTCAACAGTTAAATATACTCCTTCAACGAAATAAACCCTATGATACTAAGGGTCGTTTTCAGACAGAAGAAGAGGCAAAAACAGTAGACAATATGACTATCTCTTTCTTAGAGAAGTATAATATTGATTATCACGTGATTTCTGGCGAAGAAGAAAATAGAGTAAGCGAGATAATGGAATTAATAAATGCCAAATAGCGAATCTATTTTAAAATCAGACATGATTTGGTTGTTGTGGAAATTAAATTTATTAGGACCAGGTTTTGAATATGAATGATAATAAAATTAGCCATGGCATTTTAAATGCAATTACAGAAGTAATATTTTGTAGATCTGACTTAATTTATCTATTATGGAAATTAAACATAATAGAGAATCCAATTGACACAGATTTAAAATATATTTATAGAAATAGAAAAGTTTGGGCAAAAACATATGAAAGATAAGAATAAAATAAAGATGGATTCGAGATGTCCTCGTCAACTAGAAGAATTGCCTTGCGAATTTTGTCCGTTAGCAGTTATGCGCTTAAAAGCCTTAAGAAACTCTGATAAAGAATTTACAGAAGAAGAAGAAGCATTGTTACCAGGATGTCCTTGGGCTGTATCTAGTCAAAGTTCTTGTTATTGTTTCTTTAAATATGCAGCAGAATATATGAATGCGCCACCATCTGATAAAGAAATCGCACATATGAATAATATTTCTGTTGAAGCAGTAAAAGATACGTGTAAGAATGCTATAGAGAAAATTAAAAAGATAGATATAATCGGTGATCTAAATGACTGATAACATGAATAATGTAATTAGACACGAAATTGAGATTTTTCTAAAAAAATTAGACTTAGTTAAAGAAAAAACTCTTGAAGACTATATAAATGAGTTACATACAAGAATTACTGGACAAATGTACAACCCATACCAATCCCCGACAATGATAGTAAGTCCAAACACTTGGAAAGGACTCAATGATCTCCTCAACAAGTAGCAATCTACACTCAAATACAACAGATGAGTTGCTTTTATTTTTAGAAAAACTATACTTTATAAGATTCATACGCATGTGGGATCCACACTTCAATGATGGTATGGGTCGTGAGTTTACAATGATTGTGCCGATGGGGTAGGCATTAGCTGTAGTGAACGTTATGGTATAATTTCATAGAGGTCACTGATGAGTAGAGATAAAAGATTATGGATAGATGGTTGTGCTGGCTCTGAACTTAAAGATATTCAGGGTGAAACTTTAAGTGTCGAAGGTGCTGATATATCAGAATTAGAGGCAGGTCGAGCCTTTTACAATGATAACCACGGAAAAGGCTTTACTAATCATTTAGGTATGATAACAGAAGCAAAAAAGATATTTAAAGCAGAAGATTGTGAAAACGAAAGACACACTCATTATTGGAACAAGATTAAGGCACCTTATATCTATGCTAAAGGTTACTTACACAACAATGAAGATCATGCGAATGCTAGAGCTGCAGCTGCTATTATAAAAAATATACATAGAGAAGACTGTCCTTTAAAGGTAAAAATGTCAGTGGAAGGCGGGATTATAGCTAGAGGAGTAGCTGATCCAAGTAGATTAGTTCGAACTAAATTAGCAGGAGTCGCACTTACGTTTACCCCAGCAAATACTGCAACCCTCGTCGAACCACTTAACCTCGACAAATCTTCTACAGATTGGGAAACAGATCAACAACTTATTAAATCTGTGATACATCTTGCAGAAACCAATATTCCATCTTTTAGACACATCGAAAGACATGCCTCTGCTAACACTATACATGATAACATATTAAAAATACAGGAATTATCTAAAGTTTTAGGCATTGATATAGAGGTCAAATCTTCTGATCCTAAGGTCATTATGGAACAAGCTGTAATTTCTAAAATTTCTAAGAATATACAAAAAATCAATGATTTAACTAAACAACTTCAAAAAGCTGTAGATTATAAAGACGTTATGAACCCTGCCAGACTTAATAAACCTGTAGGTGGAACTCCAATTCGTCAAGCTGCAGATGAAGTTAGAACTGGTAATTTAGCCGCTAAAGACGAGTTTCAACAAAAAATAGGTCAACTAAAGACAGACCCTACTACACCCGCTGTACCAAAAGATCTATCTGCTACACCCAATACAGCAAGAACTAAGAGCGCTGAAGAGTTCAAGGCACAAAATATAGTAAAAAGACAAGCTAGTCTTGCAATGAAAGATCCTGCTCACCTAGATACTATAAAAACCAGTTTAGCTAGTAGAGGCGTTACTCCAGAAAAAATTCAACAAGTTCTAAATCACGTTAAATTGCATATGGTCAAGTCAGAAAGTGTAGAACCTAGAAAAGACGAACTTAAAGATAAGCTTAAGAAAGCACTTATGGCTGGTTTTGGCGGTGCTGGTGCATCAACTGATCTTACTGGTGGCGGAGTTCTTCAACCTGAGTCTTTAGATGCAAAGTCTAAAAAAAAAAGAAAATTTACAACTAAAAGACTAATAAAGAGTGTTCCATATGTGACCTGCGAAGATTGTGGTCATGAACAAGCGTACATGCAGCATCAGGTGAAGTGTCGATCTTGCGGACACAACTTCAATTTTTCAAAATTACAAAATCTAATTTAGAGCCTTTACTTAAATTACTTTTAGCTAATAGTGGTTGTAAGTTACTAAAATGACAGGCTTTTAAAAATTCTTCTCTATTTTCTAGATTAAAATTGTCCAGTGGAATAATATGATCAATGTGCCAAGTTTGCTTGGTTTTACTGTATTTACCATGATTCTCCCAATTCATCCATGGTTCAAACTTAGATTCTAAGTAAATTTTAAATTCTTCTATGGAGCAACCTAGATCGTCTACTGCTGAACCAGACTTTTGATTGATTTTAATAGCAGCATTAAGTCTAGCCCTTAATATGCATTTAATTTTGAATTTAATATTATTTTTATATTTATTTTTACGGTAATCAGGGTTATTTTCATGCCATTCTTTATTTTTTACTTTTAAAATATCAAAATTTGCTTCTCTGTATAGTTTATTGGATTGACTTACCTTATCTTTATTCTTCAGATACCATTCTGCATTCGTCTTTTTATTTAAAGATGCTTTTTCTTCTTTACTTTTGCTGACAAATCTTGGTCTATTTAGACCATTTGTGTCTAAGTAGTTTTTATGTTTTCTACATTTCTTACAGAAACCTGAGTATTGTCTGATTGATATTTCTATGGAGCATTTTTTACACAAAATCATATACTTATTATACTAGGATTTAACCTTGTCATGTGATAAGATATAGTTTGATTCGTGCTATAATATG